CGCTTCAGCATTACGAACCATCCCCGACGAGTGCGCCGTAGAGTGTCGTGCTTACCTTCCACAACTGGACGGTTGTGTACCCAGTGGTTGCCAAGTCGGGCGCTGCACCTGCGTTGTTGATCCACGTCATCGTCGGCCACGTGACCGCCTGCCCTGCTCCGTCGTCGACCATCAGCGTGATGGCCTCGCCGCCCGAGAGGGCGTCGGTGTATGTGGTGGCTCCAGACAGCGTGTGGGTCTGCACTGTTCCGTTGGATGGATCAAGCGAGGGGGTTGTGCCAGTAAGTGCGAACACCTGCTCGACGATAGCGGCCCCGAAGGTGGCGTCTCCCGACATGGTGGTAGTCGACGAGAACGTCACTCCACCACTGAACGTGCCGCCGGACGCGGGGACAACATCTGCGAGCTCCGCTGTCGTCCACGCAAGGACTTCCACGAGGTCGCCTGCCGTAGCACCTGTCGCCAAAACAATAGACGTCCCGTTGGTGGCCGTGTAATCTGCGGTCCCGAGCTTAGCCCCGTTTAGGAACACATCGGCGTAACCTACGGTATAGGCCACAGTAAACGTGGTTTGCGCAGCAGTCGCGGTGAATGTTGCTTTGTTGTAGGCGATGCTTTCACCAATGGGGCCTGTCGCTCCGGTCGGGCCAGTCGGACCTACTACGGTGGAATCCGCGCCTGTAGGGCCAGTGGGACCAATAGCACCCAGCGTACCATCTGCGCCGGTCGGGCCCGTTGGGCCGACAACTGTAGAATCCGCGCCTGCCGGACCGGTAGGGCCAGTGGGGCCAGCGACGGTAGAGTCCGCGCCTGTAGGGCCAGTAGGGCCAGCGACTGTGGAGGCGTCACCCGGAGCACCTGTAGGGCCTGTAGGGCCAGCGACTGTAGAGGCATCGCCTTGTGGTCCTGTAGGGCCAGTGGGGCCAGCGACTGTAGAGGCATCGCCTTGTGGTCCTGTAGGGCCCGCGACTGTAGAGGCGTCACCCGGAGCACCTGTAGGGCCAGTAGGGCCTGTGAGACCGACCGGACCAGTGGGGCCCGTAGGACCAGTGGGGCCGACGATCTCACCGACGCTAGACCAAGACTCATTCCAGACATAGAGCTCGCCATCGGCCTGTACGATGTAGGCATCGTTTGCTGTGTTACCCGTTGCAGGGAGGTCGCCAACCGTAGGGACCGACCCGAGCACATTAAGCGACACGCCCTGTGAGCCCGTAGGACCAACGATGCCCCCATAAGCGAGGTCGAGGTAGTTGGATACCCCGTCACCAACTTTGAACTGGTTTGTGTCCGTCTCAAGGACAAACTCCCGGTCCGCAAGGACTGGGTTGAAAGCTGTCCAGCGCGCCAAGGTATCGCCGCGAAATGCCAGCTGGAATACGGATGCGCTAATGGTCATGTCTGAGCACTCCCAAGGTCAATCTTCGCACCGCCGGTATAATCGGTCTCGGCGTTACCGGCATCGATCAGCGTAGACAGCACTGGCGCTAGGCCCACCCAGCTGTCCCCGGTCGAATAGTGCATGAGGTCGTCTTCCCCGGCGACGATAGCACCCTTGTAGGCGGTTGCGTCAAGCGCGACTGGCGTAGCGTAGCGCAGAGACTGCCCAACGGTTCGGTCCCTGCCGGATGCAAATTTTACACTGCTCATGTTATCACCGTGTATTCTTCGCGCTGGTTCAGCACATAGGATAGGCACGCCGTCGCGCCCTGAAAGTTCTCGCACTTGAGTTGCATCCGCTCGCCGCTGGGGAGGTTCTGCTTCCCTAGCTCGATCAGCGCAAAGTCATTCGGCGGTATGTCCATCTGGTTGAGGATAAGCCACTCCACCCCGCCGCTGTCTACGACACGGATCGAAAGCTGTATTGTGTGGGACCCGTTGTTCGCGACAACCAGCGACGTGAGGAGAGCCACCGCCGTCATAACGCGTTGTGGGTTCGGCCCGCTTTCCGGGATCACATAGCTCGGTACATCAAGTACGGTGGTCCAGAACGAGGGGACATTTATCCGTGATGCCTCGAAGAGATTAAGCGGCGGACGGGGGGTTGTAATCGTCGGCATGTCAGCCTCCTAATACTTGTATGAGTGGGAGAGCGATGTTCTGCACACCGCGCGAGAACGCCTGTCCCTCGACCGTACCGCGCTCAAAGTCTACGCGCAGATCGTCACCGAGGTAAGTGTCGCCGAGCTCTGTCGAGAAAGTCGCATAGATGCGGCCTCCTTCCAACTTGAGGTTGGCCTGCGACGGGTCCACCGCTTCGCCCGTACCGCGCTGGGAGAAGGGCAGGGAGTTGTAGTTCACGCCAGAACCGACGTAGCTGAACTGCTGGCCGGTGGCCTCGACCACAGACGGGAACGGTATCGTCGGGGGCGTCTCCACGTTGGTGGTGATGAGCTCGATCAGCGACACAAGCATGTCTTCTGCGGGGGACGTAAGCGCACACCGCGCGAGGATGCGCGCCTGAATGATCTCCCAGCTGCGCACGAATATGGGGAGGAGCGCCGCAGAGAAATGATACTCTGCGTTCCAGTTGAACAGCCCCTTGACGAAGTATTGCGCGCCCCGGTCCTGCCCTGACCGGAAGTCATCGGACAGCTGCTTGAGGAGCGTAGCCGCATCCCGGCGTGTCAGCGCCTCCTGCTCCAAGCTGAACTCCTGTACCTCTACGAACTCGTCAGCGAGCTGGATGTACATCTCCTCGATGATGGTATCCGACTGCTCGATGATTGCATCTGCAGTCGCCACGTAGACAGCTCGGGGCTGGTCAGTGGGGTTCTCGATAAGGACCGTGTTGCGAAACCCTGTAGCAACCAGAGCATAGTCGCCAAACGTGTTGTTGGAGTTCGCGACTGTCACCTGTCCACCATCATGGCACCACAACCCGTAGCGGGTCCAGTTCGTGAACACCGACACCAGCTGTACGAAGGCGTTGCGCCGCATGAGGTAGGCGTAGCCGTTGGGGTTGATGGACGTAAAGGAGTCCACCACCACAGACCTGAGCGGTGAAGACGGCGCAAGGACTGACCCGTCCGCGTTTATGTTCCCAGCTCCGCGAGGCATCAGCGGGTTGCCAGCTGCGCGGTCGATGGGCAGTGTCAGTTGGTCCTGCGTAAACTCATGCAGCATCGAGCAGTCGGCGATATACGGCGAACGCGTTATGAAGGCCCCGGGCTTGAACGCAAACACAAACCCCTTCTGGGGTGGGTAGTCGTGCTCCGGCTGTACCGCGACACCGGCCACGTTGCGGTACAACACCCCGCCCACGGTGAAGTAGTCCCACACATCCACGGCCGCCAGCCCGAGACCCTCGGTCGCGTACGCGGGCGGGTCCTCGTGCTGCAAGCCGGTGAACGTGAACCCGCGAACTTTGATGCCGCTGTCCATCAGGAACATGTTGTTCTGCGAAAGGCCCGCGGGCAGGCGCAGCTTGGTCGCCCGCAGATCGTACCCGTAGAGCACTACGTTCGGCGGGAGTCCTGTGTCCGGCTGTACGGTATAATCGCCCGGGTGTACGACCACCGCGCAGGGCAGAGCGAGCTCCGCAGCCTTGGTTAGCGCCGCCCCGATAGTTGCTAGGGACGAACCAAGGCTGGTCCCTGTGTTCGCATCGCTGCCGTTCATCGTCACGTAAAATGTGCGGGCTACTGTGTACGAGTCTGCAACACCGGCCCCCGCAGGGATAGTGCCTGCAGGCCATTGGAAATCTGGTGGCACAACCACTTCATCTGCGGACACAACCAAAGGCGTGGGCAGCTCAGTGTGTGCGAGAGCGAGCGTCACAAGGTCTGTCTGGTGCCCCGCGCCGTAGGTCCTGAACCACGGGATGCCGTACCGCGCAGAGCTCGGGATGTACACGTCGTAGGTCTCGCCGCCGCCAAACCCGACAGAGTAAGAGAACTCCCGGAACAGCGAACTCACCAAGAGCGTGTTGTCCGAGTGGATAACGGTCTCACCGATTTTGTTGTCGAACCCGTTGTACCAGTCGATACCGGCGGTGATGCCGTCGTTCGCCGGGTCGCCGCTGTCGGTGAACCTCTGGTAGCCCACGCGCAGCGTGTACGACTGGGTCAGCTCGAGCGGGACAGAATACTTTGCGGAGGCACTCCCTAGCCCGGTAAAGCGGTACACCTTGCCGTTAAGTCCGACATCCGTGGCCCCGCCGGAGAGAGTGAAATAGCTGGGTGCATCGCCCGGACGGTACTGCCGGGAGAGGCTCTCCGCGCTCGCATCCTCGCGACCCTCGATGTACGCAGCAGTGACCCGTAGTTCGACAAGACTTCCAGCGGCAAAGTCGCGGGCTACGGTACCTTCAGCACCACGAGTGACGGTCAGTGTGTCGCCGCTGCGCGCGGTGACAGTGACAATCTCGTACCCGCCGTCTGTAGACACCAGTGTTGTGTTGAATGTCTCACCCGTACTGAGCGCCGGGAATACAGCGCCGGTACCCGTGGTCAAAACGACTGTAGTATCCGTTGGGTCCAAGGCCGCATCCAGATACCCGCGAGCGTTGTTTGTGATCTTGAGTACCATTACCTACCTCATGCGAACTTCGGGGCAGTGGCACGCATAGTACCACGCACATTTCCTAGATTGGCGCGCGCCCGGCGTTCCGATATTTCACGGAGCGTCTGCTTGGCGTGATACGCTGCCAACTCACGGTCGGACCAACCCACATTGGGCAGTACCAGCAGGTGCTGGAGTGCGCTGTGTAGGATGGCTTCTTCTAAATCGTTGAACACTACCTCGTCCATGCCCTCCGCGGTACGCGACGGCTTTAATGCACAGAGCAAACGCAGCGCGTACACCTTGGTGTCGTCTGGCAGGGGGAGGACAATGAACTTGTCGGGGGTGAGCTGTGTCACAGACCGCGGTTCAGACGCTTCGTCCATAGCGGCATCGGGCATCACAAACGCTGGGTTCTCATTGAACACTGACTCGTTGAACGCCGATGTGTTGACCGCCCCGGAACCAGTCTCAGCCCACAGTTCCTCTGGCGTCAACCCGCTGTAGAGGTCAGCCCACTGCGGGTACTGGTACAACGCCTGCTCCAGCGTAAGCCGGTCAAGCGGGCTACCGTTTAGTTGCGCGGCGAACATGACATGGACGTCAGTTTCAGCGGGCTTAACGTAGTTGTATTCATGGACACCGGGGGTGAGGTTAAATACTGGGGGTGTGTAACGCCAGCTAAGTGTTCGCTCGCACACGCGAATAGCCGCATCGCGGATGTACTGAATCATTGTGTACTGGGGACACCCCGGCACACTCGGATTCAGTCTAGGGACCATAGATGCGAACGTACGTGTCGCCATTAACTAATTCTCCGCGGGTCAAGCCCTGAGTTCTTATCGTCTGTGATCTCGCGCGATTGCAGCGAAACACCCAGACCTTGCGTAAAGGAGTCGAGGAATAGCTTGGCCCGGCCAGAGTTCACGTGCTCATCGTCAACCGACTCAGCGAGGTACACCGTACCGTCCACGACTGTTGGGAAATAGGCATCAATCGGAGCAGTGATTGGATCATTAAGCGCATAATCCGTCGGCACCTTGGCGTATTCTGCAAGTAGTATAACGCCACTTGAAGGCTGAGGATAGAGGAAATAAAGGTTGGGGTTGCGCACGTGCCGCATGAAGTTCACTGGAAAGCCCGCGGGTTGACTGCGCCAGCCGGGAAACGTCTGGTCAAATGTGTCCCGGTCTACCTCTGTAACCGTGTCACCGCCCTTTATACCAAAGATTTCCACCAGTCGTATGGAGTCCGCTGGCATGGTCTGCAGCGTCGTATTCGGTGTAGTGGTGATCTCCCCGACCTGAAGAAACAGATCGGGGCGGAACATTGCCATGCGCTTGAGCGTCTGGTTTACAAAGCCCAGCATGTCACCGTCCGAATACCGCTGCGTTTCACGGACGTC